GGTGTTCGTAAAACACGTGATCTTACACTGATCATATATAATTCTAATAATAATGTAGTACAAGAAATTCAATTTGCTGATGCTCATCCATCAAGTTTATCTTCATTACCATTTGAAGTTACGGGTGAATCAGTAAACTATCTAACAGCAGTAGCGGAATTTAATTACAGTTATTATAAATTCTTATAAAGGTGAAATTATATTATGTTAAATCTTGAAGAAATTTTGAAAATGTGGGCCAAGGATTCTGAGATTGATGATCTTAGACTTGATGAAGCTTCAAAGAAAACTGCATCACTTCACGCAAAATACCTAGAAATGCTTTCTGTATCTAAGCTTCAACTGAAGCGTAAAGATATGGAATTTAAAGTGCTGCTTAAAAATAAGTGGTTGTGGTATAATGGTAAAATGCCAAGAGACCAGATCGATGAGCTGGGCTGGGAGTATGATGCACTTAATGGATTGAAGATTTTGAAAGGTGAAATGGATTACTATTATAATTCAGATCCGCATATTCAAGAAATGCAAGCAAAGATTGACTATCTAAAAACATTAATTGAGACTCTGGAAGAGATCATAAATAATATTCGTTGGAGGCATTCAACTATTAAAAATATGATTGATTGGAGAAGGTTTGAGAGTGGCGGATGAGCGACCTTAAAATACATAATAAAAATCATGCTTTCCTACATATTGATTGTGAACCATCTGTGGCTAATGAGCTTTCAGATTTTTTCACATTCTATGTTCCTGGTTATAAATTCATGCCAGCCTATAAAAATAAAATATGGGATGGAAAAATTCGCTTATATGATGTACGTAAAAAAGAGCTACCAGCTGGCTTATACAAATACGTAGAAGAATTTGCGAATACACCTGGACGCGATTATAAAATTGCTTTAGAACATAACAACTATTATGGATTGGCTGGATCTAAAGTTGATGTTGATATGTCATTCATGAAAGATATGGCTATTACATCTAGAGGAAAAGAGATTGAACCTCGTGATTACCAATTAAATGCTATTGAGCAAGGGTTAACTAATAAACGTAGTTTGCTTATTTCACCAACAGCATCTGGTAAATCACTTATCATTTATTCTCTTATTCGTTGGTATCTTGAAAATTACGATAAGAAAGTAATTATTGTTGTTCCTACCACTTCACTAGTAGAACAGATGTACAAAGATTTTGGTGACTATTCCGAATTTGATGATGGCTTTGACGTAGAACAACTTTGCCATAAAATTTATTCTGGAAGGGAAAAGATTTTTGATCAAAGGATTGTTATCACAACTTGGCAATCTGTATATAAAATGCCAGGACATTGGTTTGAAGACTATGGTATGGTTATTGGTGATGAAGCACACACGTTCAAAGCAAAAAGCCTTACCTCTATTCTTTCGAAGTGTAGAGAAGCTGAGTTTAGATTTGGTACTACAGGTACTCTTGATGGTACTAATACTCATAAACTTGTTCTTGAGGGCTACTTTGGACCTGCGTATTATGTGACCACAACAAAGAGTCTTATGGATGAAGGTTCTTTATCTGCTTTAGATATTTCTGTTCTATTAATGAAGTATTCTGATGCTGAATGTAAGCTTATAAATAAAGTTAAGTACCAAGAAGAAATAAACTTTATTGTTAGCCATGAAAAAAGAAATAGCTTTATTTCAAATCTAGCTCTTGATCAAGATGGTAATACATTGGTACTTTTCCAATTAGTTGAAAAGCATGGTAAGCCATTATACGATATGATTAAGAGTAGAGCTCATCCAAGAAGAAAAATATTTTTTGTTTCAGGTGCTACTGACGTAGATACAAGAGAGCAAGTTAGATCTATTACCGAAAAAGAAAAGAATGCTATTATTGTTGCAAGCCTTGGCACTTTTTCCACTGGGATTAATATTCGTAATCTGCATAATATTGTATTTGCATCCCCATCAAAATCTCAAATCAAAGTCCTACAATCAATTGGACGAGGATTGAGAAAATCTGAAGATGGTAGAGATACAAAGCTTTATGATATTGCTGATGATCTACATTGGAAGAGCAATAAGAATTATACACTCAACCATGCTGCTGAACGAATTAAGATTTACACAAAAGAAAAATTCAAATATAAAATTTATGAGATAACTTTATGATAGAAGAAAATGATTCTCTAGAAGATATGGATATTCAACACGTAAAGTTATCTGATGGTAGCGAAATTGTGACATATATAAATTCTACTGAAGGCGCTTCAATTATTGTTGAAAGACCTATGAATTTAAATCTTGTAACTGCTGCTAATGGATATGACACTTATTACTTTACAAAATATTTCCCATTTGCAAAGAACAATCTGGTCAAGTTAAACTCGCGAAATGTAATTTCTGCGAGTGAAGTAACTAGTGAAATTAAAGAAAAGTATATTCGGGCGGCTCTTCGGTCTGATAATACTAATGATATAGATAATGGTATGGAAGACCTTGATGATGAAGACATGGATCTAAATTTTATGGAATCACCATCTAAGAAGTTACATTAGAGATAGTATATCCCCCTCTCTCACCGGACTCTATTAATTATACCACAGTTTTCCCAATCTGTAAACCCCTAAAATGCATTTTTATGAAAATAAATTCATAAAAAAGTAGTGTACATTTCCTTAGAATTAGTTTATAATATAACTAATAATATATGCTAGGAGTATATCATGGCTAAAATCAAACCAAAAGATAAACCACACTATGTCAACAATAGAGAATTCTCTCATAAAGTTGTTGAATACGTCTCATCAGTAAATAAAGCCCAAGAGGAAGGTCAAGCACTTCCAGTTGTTACTGATTATATTGCAACTTGCTTTCTCAAGATTGCCGAAGGCTTGTCTCACAAATCTAATTTTATTCGATACACTTACCGCGAAGAAATGGTAATGGATGCCGTTGAGAATTGCTTAAAAGCTGTTATGAATTATAACATAGAAGCTGCAACTCGTACAGGTAATCCTAATGCCTTTGCATACTTTACTCAAATTTGTTATTATGCATTCTTGCGTCGTATTGCAAAAGAAAAGAAGCAACAAGACATTAAATTTAAATGGATTGAAAAAGCTTCTATTGATGACTTTATGCAAGCAGGACTTGATGGAGATTCAGACACCGGCCGATACTTTGTAGATCAACTACGTTCTCGTATTGATAAAGTAAAAGACACTGATACTCAATTAAAAGAATTTGCAAAAGAAGAAAAAGTAAAATCTAAAAACGCTAAAGGTATTGAATTGTTTATGGGAGAGTGATATGACACTTAAGGAAAAGTTTATTAAGTTTTGTGAATTACAAAAAGCTGCAAATCATGAAAGAAGCTTAAAAGGCCACGAACACCGAGATACTATTGAAGCATATGAAAGAGCTAATCAGCTCAAACGTGAAATCCTTGAGGGACTAGATGAAAATAGCAATCATTAATGATACCCATTGCGGTATTCGTAATTCATCAGAAATCTTTTTAAATTATCAAGAAAAATTTTATAAAGATGTATTTTTTCCATATTTGAAAGAGCATGGAATTAATCAAATTCTACACCTAGGTGATTATTACGACCACCGCAAATTTATCAATTTCAAAGCACAAAATTCAAATCGTAAAACTTTCTTAGATGTACTTAAGAAAGAAGGTATTCATATGGATATTATTCCAGGAAACCACGATGTCTTCTATAAGAATACTAATGATTTGACTTCTTTGAAAGAACTTTTGGGTTACTATACATCAAACGTAAATATTATTATGAAGCCAAAAGTGCTTGATTATGATGGTTTGAATATTGCTGTAGTCCCTTGGATTAACTCAGAAAACTATGCAGAATCAATCGATTTTATTAAGAAGTGCAATGCACCAATTCTTGGAGCTCACTTGGAATTGATCGGCTTTGATATGATGAAAGGTATGCCAAATACTCATGGTATGTCTTCTGAAATCTTTGAACGTTTTGAATTAGTAATGTCTGGTCACTTCCATACAAAATCAAACCAAGGGCATATTCACTACCTTGGCACTCAAATGGAGTTTACTTGGTCTGATTGTAATGACCCTAAGTTCTTTCATATCCTTGATACTGAAACCCGTGAACTTACTCCAGTTCGCAATCCATATACTATTTTTGAAAAAGTATTTTACAATGATGAAAAAATAGATTATAATAGTTATGATACGTCAAATTTAAAAGATAAGTTTGTAAAAGTTGTGGTAGTCAAAAAGACTGATCCATTTATGTTTGATAGACTTGTTGATCGTATTCAAAATGAAGATATTCATGAACTAAAAATTGCTGAAACATTTGAAGAGTTTACTGGTGATAATGTTGAAGATGAGTCTGTATCAGTAGAAGATACTACTGAACTTTTGGATTCATATGTTGAAGCTGTTGAAACAGATCTTGACAAAGGTCGTATTAAAAACTTAATGAGA